ATGTAGGTATCAAGCCTTTCATTGTAAACGACAAGATTATCAAGTCCTTTAATCAGTGGTATAATAAGAAGAGAGCTAGATTGATGTCTTACATTGGAGATAAGGGAACTTCAAGGAGACTTAGACAGCTAAATAATTATAGGAATTTTTGGATAGATGATCATATCCATAAGATCAGCAGGTTTATTGTCAATTATTGTATTGACAATAATATTGGTAGTCTTGTAGTAGGGTTAAACAGAGGATGGAAGAATGGAGTAAATCTAGGAAAGAGGATAAATCAGAAGTTCGTTGAGATTCCGTTCTCCAAGCTAATTGATAAGATTTCTTACAAATGTAAATTGGTTGGAATAAACTTTCAAACCAATGAGGAATCCTATACCTCCAAAGTAGATCATCTGGCTTTTGAGAAACTGTGCAAGCATGATGTTTATTTAGGCAAAAGAAAGAAACGAGGATTGTTTCAAAGCTCTATTGGGGAGCTGCTAAATGCTGATATCAATGGAGCTATCGGAATTGGTAGGAAAGTATTCGATGATTCTTACGTCAGTGGGATAATCGATAGTGGGTTGGCGTTTAACCCGGTTAGAGTAAACATTTTGTGATATGAATGTGAATTTAATAAATAAAATAAATAATTTTAGTAACGTGGATAAAAACGAAAGAGAAAAACAGGTATTGGATCTTCTGATGTCTAGAAAGGATATCAGGAAATTGGTAGAGAAATCAAATGAATGTTATTCTAAGATGGATTTCGTTGGCGCCATGAGATACCGGCAGGAGATAAAGGATATCGTAGACCGGGAATCGAAGATCATGTTGACAAAAAGCGAGTCTTTGGTGAGTTTGATGAACAACGCTGATAATGAATATAAATTCAATATGCTGGTATGGCTACATTCCATGATGTGTATGGCAGATGTGTTTAACGGGATATTGGAGGATTTCAAGGATGGGGTAAGGAAAGCCAATGGCAACTCTAAGTTCGTTAAATTCGATAATCTGGATCGGTTGATGACAGAATGCAAGAAGGAGATTGATTACCTAATGAAAGGTACAAGTAAATCGTTTCAGATATCTTTCGCCGTAAGAAGCGATGAGTTAAGGGAGATGATAGAGAATATGGTTGGAGACAATATCCGAGAAGGGTATGACATATTCAAGGAAGAGGCTGAGATGGTGAATGAGACAGATAGGAGCAAGATAGAGGAATTTAATAAGAAGTTAGATCATGATTAAATTCAATATAAAGATAGGCGATATAGTCCATACCCAGATAGGAACAGGAGAGGTGACAGCCATAAGCAAGACCAAAGAGACTTTGATGGTAAAAATGGACGATGGCCGGGAATGTGCGATAAGACTAGAGTACGTGAAAGACGTTTTTGATAACTACAGAGATGACATATAAATTAAGGCCATATCAAGAGGAGTGTGTTAAAAGTATCTCCGATTACATAAATTCTGATAGACATGATCCGGTATTGATCATAGGTCCTGTAGGTTGCGGTAAGTCACTTCTGATAGCAGAAGCGGCTAGATTGATGGGAGATAAGACGCTGATTCTCCAGCCGTCTCGCGAATTACTAATACAAAACTACTGCAAGCTTACATCATATGGCATACCGGCGACCATCTACTCCGCCTCCTGTGGCAAGAAAGAGCTGTCTAACATGATATACGCCACGTTAGGGTCTATCAAGAAGGTTGTTGGTCAGCTTAAGGAGATGGGAATCAGAAATGTATTGATAGATGAGGCTCATGCCGGATACAGTCCTGAGGACGGCAGTGAGTTCATGACATTCATGAATGAGCTGAAGCCGAGAAAGGTGATAGGGTTTACAGCCACGCCATGTAGACTTAAAAACATGTCGATAGGACAGACATCATATTCCCAACTTAATTTCATCACTCGTATGAGACCGGTGTATTTCAAGAATCTGATTCACGTGATACAGGTAGAGGAGATGATAAGGCAAGGATTTTGGACGCCTCTTAAGTATGAGACATGGGATTTCAATGGAGATGCCCTTAAACTCAATTCTAACGGCTCCGAATATACGGCTGAGTCTATTAGTGAGGCGGTGAGAAAAAATGGCTTAAACAACCTTATTTTACGCCGATTAATGATATTAAAGAATAGCTGTAAGTCTATATTGGTATTTATGGATTCTGTTGAGAGCTGCAATACTGCCGCCGAATGGATAAACGCCAAGATCCGATCTGGCATGGCGGAGGTAGTTCACGGAGGCACGCCAAAGAAACAACGGGAGGCTATAGTTGAGAGGTTCAAGTCAGGTGGGACACAGGTGGTGTTCAACTATTCCGCCCTCGGAACCGGATTCGATCATCCCGGACTGGACTGTGTGGTATTCGGCAGACCTACGTTCTCGTTCTCTACATGGTACCAAGCCATTGGTAGAGCCGTGAGAATCAAGGATGGAAAGGATAGTGCGATGGTGGTTGACTGCTGCGATAACTCTTCGAGATTCGGCGATATACGGGGTCTTAGCATAGAGAACTACAAGGGATATGGATGGGGGATGTTTATCGGCGATAAACTAATCACCAATATCCCGATGGGGGATAAGGTAACGAAAACGGATCTGGATATCAAAGCCGCCAAGAAAGACCGAAGGAGGGGGCTGGCGCAGGGCGTAACCGCCTCCCCTGTACCCGGGAGGCCAGATCATCCCCTTGGCTCTACGTTAATGACATTCGGCAAGTATTGTGGATGGATGTTGCATTCGATCCCAGTATCGTACTTCAAATTCATAAACGAGACATTTGACTGGAGTAATGGTCGAAACAAGGAGATAAAAGAGTACATAGATTTTTTAATTAAAAACAATAGATTATGAATATGAGCATAGATGAGATAAAAGATATTTGTGTCCAAATCGCTTAATAGTAATCTCCTTTGCCATGATGATGGAGGGATGGGAAAAATATGATTCACAAAAGTTTTACACAGGGTTGCTTGTAATAGGCATAAGTATCATAATGATATTTCCAGTAATGCAATATAATATGGAGAATATGAAAAGCGTATACAAATTCAAGAAACTTAAAGAGATGAAGCTAGATGATTATGGCTTCGGTCTGTTCGAGTACAATGGCGCTCTTTATTTCAAGGAGGCAGAGGGTGAGAGATGCTTTGATGTAAGAAGCGGGAATGAGGTTATTATCGGTAAAGATAAGATTGTAACGGTCTTGGAGGATTGATCATGAGAAAGCTTAATGATACCAACAGGACAAGAAAGAAAAACGTACGGCACTCGTGGGTAAAGGCGGGACCGGGGATCCAACGCTGCGCTATTTGCGGAATTACGAAGCAAAGCGAGTGGAGGGACGGGAAGACCTCGCATTGCGTATATCTATCATCTGGTGAGCTTTACTCTATGACAGGCGAGACGCCAGAATGCAGGGATCTTAGTGAGTTTTATTAATCTAAAACACGAAAATATGACATGGTATAATACTTACGAGGAAATAAAAGCCAAATATCCGGATACTGTTTTTGAGGAATATTGGTTAACAAAAGATGATGTCGACAAACTAAGGGAACATGAGCCAGTTGAAAAAGGATGGGTTACAATCAAAAATGAGCCTAATATAAATAGCAACATTATATCTAGTGATAAATTAAATATCAATGTTATTGAAGCCGATAAGAATGAGGGAGATGAACGCAATATATTGTTACATATTGGGATATTGTCTCCATTTAATGATGACCCAGTAATAATAATAAAGCAAAAAGGAATTTAAGATGAAAGAAGAATTTAACAAATATGACAAGGTCGTTTATGATGGTGAGGTATTTGAGGTACTTGAGACCGCAGACAATACGGGGATGATGAAAATAGAACCGTTATTTGATGAGACATATAAATCCATTTGGGTTGATGAGGAGATGGTTGTCTCGTTAAAAAGGGCTATCAAGTTAAGGCTTATTGATGATGAGACGGCAGATGAGGCGATGAATTTCGGGAAGCCAAAAATAGGAGACGCAGTGGTGGAAAGCGGGCCGCTCGTAGGGAAAGACGGCAGCGGCAAGGACGACCGGGCCGACGGTAAGCTTAGGTGGGACCTCCTTCCTTTGGCTGAGATAGAAAACATCGTAGAGGTATATACGAAAGGCGCCAAGAAGTACGCCGATAATTCATGGCAAGATATACCTAATGGTTTTAATCGTTACTTTGGGGCGCTCCACAGGCATCTGGTCGCTTATGTAAAGGGAGAGAGATATGACAAGGAGGGATTCATGCATCTGGCGGCAGTGTGCTGGAATGCCATAGCGTTATTATATTACGATAAACATAACAAAGGGCTTATAGAATGGAAAAGTCAGGAGAAAGAATAGTAGATGAGAAATTAAAAGCTATAGATGAGGTAGATAATGCTATATTTACTGCTGATTTAATTATTAACAGATTAACAACTATTTGAGATGGTAAGAATTGATTTTTTCACGAAGAAAGACGCTGAGTACAGCGACTACATGCGGTATATTATCGCCAACACATTACAGGAGTATGAGGGTAAGGTCACGTTAAACCAGATCCCGGAGAACAAAGCCACGGAGGAGGAAATATCCAAGTACGGTATAGAGGTATATCCTACTATCATCGTCAGTGGAGATAACATGGATGGCTTTAATAAACTTGAGGGGATGGCCAGAAAAGCTGATCTTATTAACGTCATGTCGTTATACGACAAGAAATAGGCTTATGACGATAAGGGATAAATATTTTGGTTGGAAAGATATATTCTTTGACAGGTTCGTGCATTGTTGTAATGAAAAAAGTGATCAACCACAAGGAAGTAATATACCTCTAGCCAAAATAAACTTCGATAACAAGACAGGATATGTAGAGGACGGGACTATTAATATAGCCGAGCTTCTTCAATATCTTTGGATAAATAATAAGGTCTATGGGTGTGAATATGCACCCATAGATATATCTTCTGTCTTACAAACATTGATTAGATTGACCGAGAACGCTAAACATATGTTTGAGGATCAACCGGGTATATATGATATGATCCCATATAGAGGGTTTTTCCTTAGAGATGACTTTTCATCCGGGAAAGATTATTCACTTGATTTGGATAAAATAGTGAGCGGGATGGGTGGATGGTATGGAGAGGATGAAGACCCATGCTATTCGATGTTTGTTAGCCAAGATCAGATATGGAACTTAAATCCGATATTAAAGGTATTAGCCGATGAGGGATCTATTCTAGCCAAGGAACTTGGGTATGATATGAACTCATATGTCAGCGATAATGGATACACGATATACAACCCATATCTGTCATGGATCAATCATTACTATCATTATTGCCCGACATTTAATGAGGATAAATTAAAGCCTTGGGATAGGGTAGAGGATAGAAAGAATAAGTTCAAGATGACGGATAAGGTCAAGAGAGGTGCCAATAACTGGTATTATTCAGGCGGGACTATATCTTGTGTGGATAGTTTCTTGGGGAAGAAATATAGGAAAAATCTCCGAACCTTCATATATCGTGGAATAGTGCTCTTTTTAGATCGGATATGGCATACACCATTGTTTGAGAAGATGGGCGTGAAAATGAAATACAACGCTTATTATTGCTATGCCGCTACCTCCGGGATATGGTATAGCAAGGGATTCAAGGAAAGACTAGCCAAAAGGTTTAACAGGTCGCTGAGCGGCGGCGGGGAGCCGTTCGGGGCTAACCTAGCCTGCATGGTATGTGACCGTAAGGATATCGATTGGGAGGCGCTTCGTCTTTGGCTTGACAAATACGATGATCCTACTGATAAGGGCATGGTGAATAGCCCTATTCAATTTATGTATTTATATTTATATTACACTTTTAACAAATAATTTGAGAACACAATTGCAACGATATGATCATAAACAAGACATGGTCGATGCCGAATAAAGAGACATTCAGCATAAAACCGATAAGGGAACTTATAGATAGATATAAAAAAGACGGGATGGTTATAGTGGATCCATTCGCCAGAAACAGCGATATAGGGACGATAACCAACGATCTTGATCCTGAGACTAAGGCTATGTATCATAAAGACGCCACGGATTTCTTGTGTCAACTTGATGATAATATAGCTGATATGGTACTATATGATCCACCATATTCCGCTAGACAGGTATCCGAGTCGTATAAAAGACTTGGAGGTGCTGTTAATATGCAGACAACACAATCTAGTTATTGGACTAGGCAGAAGAAGGAGATAGCTAGGATCACCAAGAAAGGAGGGGTGGTCATTACCTGCGCGTGGAACTCCGGCGGTATAGGGGCCGGGCTTGGCTTCGAGCAGCAGGAGATTCTTCTCGTGGCCCATGGGGGATGGCATAATGATACGATCGTTACGGTAGAGAAAAAGATCAAGGGTTAGATGAAAGAAAGGATATTCACCACAAAAGAACAGGGGAGAGTGCTGGTTGAGGCCGGCCTCCCTATCTCCACCGCCATCGGCTTCAGAGACAAGTATCTGGATCGATTACATTCTATGTAGGATAACGCTGGCCGTATAGGGTTGATAGAGGCCGTTACCACTGATGTATCCAATCCTGTTTGGGATGTAGGGACGTTACTGAATTTGCTCCCATATGAGATAGAAGGTTGTACATTAGAATGTTATAAGCTAAAACATGCATGGTCTGTAGCGTATAGAGACATAGACGAGATCCCTATATATTGGAGTAGCGAGAGACTTCTTATAGATACATTATTTTCACTGATAACAACATTAGGTGATTATATACCATTTTACACAAAAAAAGATGAGAAATGATATACATTTGTACGAAACATTATACTGGGTATCACCAATACCCTCTACCGGTTGCTCAAAAGTGAGATCGCCGGATTCTTTTACTGAACTAAACGTTTTTGATTTTACCTATCTTACGATTTTTTTCAAGATAGAACCTTATATCAAAGACCTCTTTTGCTCAACCGTCTTGTCCGAAACAGGGGACTATATGATTCGATTGAGTGAGACAAAATTAGAAAAGAAGAATATGAAATTAAATAACATGTGTATGTTTTACAACATATCTGGTGTAAAATAGTATATAATCACCCAACATTATTAAAAAATGGATTATATGAGTATAAAAAAAACAGCAAGAATAAGGTACAAAACGGAGGATAATCCTCCTATGGAAGGTGTTCCTCTTATAGGATACAGCAAAAAAATACGACTGTTGGGTAGCGTTAGTATACAGAAAAGGGGATAACTATTACACCAGTATGG